AAGGTGTATATGTATGAAGCGGGAGTCTGCCTGTTAGGAGGGGTATAGGTATCCTCCCCGGGGGCGTGCATTGTAACCTTATGTTTTGCAAGGGCTTCGGAGAGGGGCCTCAGCGGAGGGGAGCACGGAAGCAGTGGAAGGGGCACCAGATGTCGTTCCGATCGGGGGTTCCGTTCGATTATGCTCGCTTCGGAGTCTCGCCCGTAGCCTGGGGCTGAGTGAGCAGGAGACGTGGCCGCTCCTGGAGAAGCTCCGGGTGCCCGTGGTCGTCGTGCGCGAGACGACGTACTTCAACCTGCCCGCCCTGGAGTTCGTCCTCTACGTGCTGACGCAGTTCGGAGGGCCGGGGTGGTCGGGCCGGGCGATCGACCCGGAGACCGTGGGGGCAGGGGACACGGAAGCGACACGCCTGGACATGGAGATCGTGGCCCGCGTGTTCGGCCACCTGGAACGCGAAGCGATCCTCGAACGATGCCGCGCGACCGGCCAGCAACTCCGCAAGGCGCTTCAGCGCGCGGCGAAACAGGCCCGCTCGGTGAGGCGACCGAAGAAAACGCGCGCGTCGCGGAATACAATAAGGCAGGGGACATGACGGGAGAGGGACCGCTCGATTCGACCCCGGAAGTCATCGACCCGAGAGAGGGTGAAGCCGAAGCACCGGCGCCGCCCGGCCAGAACGTGCTCACCTTCTTTACGCTCGCCGGCCTCGACCCGGGGCTCGTGGCTTCGGAGTACACGGTCGAACGGGAAATCCGATACCTGGCGAGCATCGCGGGAGACGAGGGTGTCGATCCCCTGGCCCGCATGGGCGCGATGAAGATGCTCCGCGACCACATGCGGGAAGCGTTGTTGATGAGCGGGACGTTGCAGCGGGTGTCGGCGGACCAGACTCTCCAGTTGGGGGAGGGACACGTCGCCACCGCCCGGATCGAAGGGGCCCGGCTACAGCCCCTCCAGGCGGGGACGGCACGGATGTTGGAGGCCGCACGCCACATCGAAGGCGTGTTAGAGGCCCACATGGAGGAAGGCCACGATGACGGATGGGGAAGCGATCCAACAGATGGTAACGGCGAAGATGACGGCGAGAGACCAGGTGAGGGCACTGCTGGGGGAGGAGACCGCTCGGGGAACCTCTCCCCCAAACACAGCCGACGGGACCTCGGGGGAGGCGGGGTCTGCCCCTCCGCCCAGCGAGAAGCCCGAGAAGCCCGCCAACGAGCCGCCGAAGCCCGAGAAGCCGAGGCCCAAGAAGCCGAAGCCCCAGGGAACGGTGAAGTACACGGCGAGCGAGGGGCAGGTGATGGCCCAGCTTCGGGCCCAGGCGAAGGCGACCCGGACGCTGGTGCGGCCGTTTCGCCGGAACCTGATGCTGACGGACTTGCCGACGTGGGCGGAGACGCCGCGGAAGGTGCGGGCCCACATCCTCCGGCACGTCCAGGAGACACTCCGGGATGATGCGCGGATGATCTACTGGGTGCGGCTCCTGAACGCGATCCGGCCCAGCATGGCCCCGAAACGGCGATTCGGGTACTTCGTCACGGCGGTTTGCTACGAAGCCCTTGGTTGCGAAGCGCGTCACTGACCAGGGAGGGGAGAGAGGATCGGAGCCTACCGGCCTCCACAGGAGGGAAATGAGCTCTACCCCCTGCCGCCAGACTACCACGAGCTGACGGAAGAGGGACAGCGACAGGCCCGCGTGAACGCGATTCGGCTACAGGAGACCCCTGACGATCTCGTCCACGCCTGGGCCTTCCTCCGCGCGTATTACCTGGAGCCTCGTCAAGCTCGGTGGTACAAGCGGTGGAAACCCTCTCCCCCGATTCACTACCTCCTGGTCCGCGACGTGGGGGAGAACTCCGTCAACGTGGACCTCGCGCCGAGGGCCTTTGCCAAGAGCACCCTCGCCAAGGAGGTCGGCGGCCTGCTCCTGCCGTTGGGCCGGGAGGATTACTACACGGCCCTGACCCAGGCCACCGGCAAGAAGGTCCGCAAGAACATGCGGACGCTGATCCGGCAGTTCGAGAACAACGCCCGGCTCAACGACGACTTCGGGAAGGAATGGGGCCAGGCGATCAAGCCGAAGCGGGGGCAGCGGCCGTGGGGCACCGATCTTTTCGAGCTGCCCAACGGAAGCATCGTCGAGGGACTCTCGGCGCAGGGCGCGCTGCGGGGCGACCGGCCTGACCTGTGCATCCTCGACGACCCCGAGTACGACGAGGAGGAGGGGACGGACCAGGCCAAGCTGGCCGAGGACTTCGAGACGTTGCTGTTTGCGACCATCCTGCCGATGCTGGAGGAGGGCTGCGGACTGTGGTGGATCGGCACGGCGATCCCACGCTCCTACGTGTACTACGTCGTGACGGGCAGCGACCCGCGCTTCAAGCTGTTCAACCGGCGGCACCTGGGTATCTTCACCCCGAACGGGGAACCGATCTGGCCGGAGAAGTGGGACGACCAGACGATCGCCGACATCCGCACCCGGCTCGGGGAGTCGAAGTTCCAACAGGAGTACATGAACAACCCCACCGCGGGCGCCGCGAAGCTGCTGGTGGTCCACCCGAAGCTCGGCACGTACCGCGTCGAGGGGGCGCCCGAGCGGGAAGAGTCCCCCCTGGCCTCCCCCGCGACCCTCTCCTGGTACGAGAAGGTGGTCTCGGACGGCGAAGGCGTCTACGTCGAGCAACGCCAGCCGTTCGGCGAGTGGGCATCGCGGCTGTACCGGCTGATGTGCGTCGATTTCATCCGCAAACCGAGCCGCACGAGCGACTACGCGGCCATTGCCGTTCTCGGCTTCGATACACGCGATATCCTCTGGGTTCTCGATGCGTTCATGGACCGCGTTCACCTCGGGCCCCTGATCCGCAAGACCTGGGAGATGGCCCGGCGGTGGCAAATCGGGACGATCGGGGCCGAAGCAGTCAGCTTCCAGGAGGAGATGGCCGACCAGATGGCCTCGGAGATCAGCCAGATGGCGGCGGGCTCGGCGATCGTGCCGCGGGTGGTCCCCATCCGTTATGCGAAGCGGTCGCTCAAGAACAGCGACGCGCCCTCCCAGATCAGCAAGGCCGAGCGAATCGCCGGGCTGCAATGGCGGTTCGATCAATACCGGATTCGGTTGCCCGAGCACCGTCGGCTGGAGCCGGCGTTCGCGATGCTCTGGAACCAGATCGAGAACTTCACGATGGACCTGTCGCTCCTGCGCTACGACGACATGCTGGATACGGTGGCCATGCACCAGTACATGGTCCGCCGGGCCGGCGTCCGGCAGGCGCGGGGGCCCGCGATTCTGACGCCGGAGCAGTTGCTCCGGCAGGGGCGAGTGTTTGACGAGTCCACGGGCTTGCCGAACCTGCTCGCCATGCCCGGTCATGACGCGAAGATACCGGAATTGCATCGGGAGCTGCGGAAGCTCCGATCGCCCGTGACTCGACCAGGACCACCGGAGGTGACAAGATGGCCCCAGGGCCCCATACGTTTCTCTGCGTAGGCATCGCCGTCGTCGTAGTCCTCCAGGTCGCGCTGTTTGCCCTGAGCGCCCTGCTCGACCGATCCTCGCGCCGGACGATCCAACACCTGGAGCGGCTGCTCGGCCAGGCGGTCCAGACGATCGCCACGCTCCGACTCACCGAGGGCGCCGAGGCGGACCCGGACGGGGGGCTCCGCCGGAAGACGGCGGCCCTCCAGCGGCTCGCGAGCAAGTGGCCGACGGGTGTCACTCCTGAAAAGCGGCGGGAGCCGACCGCCCGTCCGGGGCCCGAGGAGGTAGCGCCGAAGCGAGAAGGGGTTCGGTTGACGGCCGAGATGTAACGCCAGGGATGGCAGGGGGAGAGAAATGTTTCAGTTGCCGAAGGGGGAGGCCGCCCAGGTCCGTACCATCGACCACCTGCGGGCGACGGCGGAGGGGTACGCCAACATCCGCAAGTGTGAGTGGTTAATCGCCCACCACTGGCTCCAGGGCATTCGCGATGTACTCTGGGACTACCGGACGGGCCAGGTGCAAGCGGACCTCTACAATCGCCAGACCGAGTCGGGCCGGCTCGACTTCCGGTACGAGGTCGTCCTTCCCCTCATGCAGGCCGAGCTGGGCCGCCTGATGCGCATGGACATCCGGCCCTGGGCCGAGCGACGCGGTTTCGGCCTGGACACGGTGCGCAAAGCCTCGGCCGCGCGCGTGATCCTCGACTACTTGACCTCCCCCACCGATTGGGACCGGCTCAAGTCCGAGCTGTTCTACAGCCTCGTCGCGTTCGGAACGGTGGGTGTCGGGCTGTGGACCCACGCGGCAGAAGGCCAGATGGTCGGCCCCTCCCCCGATGAGCGGAGCGAGGACCTCAAGGCGCAGGCTTCCCGCCTCGTGCTGGAGCCGATCCTACCGGCCGAGCTGTTGCCCATTCCCTACAACCCGGACACCCCCGCCCAGGTCGAGGGCATCATGCGACGGCGGTGGGTGCCGCTTGACTGGCTCCGCAAGAAAATGGACCTGGGCCGCGTCGATAAGGAGAAGCTCCGCGTCCGACCCGCCCCCTACGGCGTGCGGCCGGGTTCCCATCGGCCGTTGGGGGTGGAGGCCTTCGGGGTCGATGCAGAGTTCGATTCCCGCAACCAGGGCCGCCCGAGTGACCCCCAGAAGGTGGACGCCGACTACGTGCTCCTGGAAGAGGTCCTGCTGCTCCAGGAGGAGCGCGACCGGTTGGGCCGGTACATCGTCAAGGTCGGCGACAGCATCCTTCATCAGGACCCCCGTAAGCCGGACGAGGTCTTCGACCGAACGACTTACTGCCCGCTGGCCGTCGCCCGCTATTACCCGACGGGGGGCTTTTACGGGCGGTCGTGGCTTTCGCCTGTCCTCCCCCTGGTCTCCGAGATGGAGGAGATGGCCCAGAACCTCTTTCAGAACGTCAAGGACGTTGACCTCTACGGGATGACCCTCTTCCCGCTGACCTGGGGAGTCAACAAAGAGGCCCTGCTGAGCCGCAAGCAGCGACGGAAAGTCGAGTTCTATTCACCGGACATCGCGATGCCCGAGGCGGACCTCAAGAGCGTCAGCCCCTTCAACGCGGGCGAGGCCCCCGGCCGGACGCTCGCGTATGCCTCGAAGATGCTGGAGGGCCTGGCGAACCAGTCCGAGATGCTCCGCGGCGAGGCCCCGGGCCGGGTGGATAGTGAGGCGG